CCTCGCGACTTCAAATGTGGATATCTGGTCTAATTTGGCTTCGAATGTCGTCAGGATTGTATCTCTTGAAACCAATGGAATAATTTCAAATTCTTCGAGTATAACTTCCGTTACTCAGGGTGATCTCATATATGCATCAGCGGATAGCACATTACAAACCCTAACATTGAGCGCCACCACTGGACACGTTTTAAAGGTTTCTGCGTCAGGAATACCCGAATGGGCAGCTGAAACGAGTGGGGGTGGTGGGCAATGGGCAATCGTAAACACAAACGATATCCATTATTCAGCTGGAAATGTCGGAATAGGAACAATTACACCGAACGCAAATCTCGACGTGATAGGATCTGCAACGGTGAGTAATGCTGCCACGATAGGTACAACAAAGACATTCGTAGTGACGGTCGGTTCGGGTGGAAGTGGTAATTACTTTATCGACGATGTAGAACGACCTTTATTAGAGTTACACCAGGGTCAGACGTATATTTTTGACATGTCGGATGGTACAAACAATGGACACCCACTGGCATTTTCAACGGCATTTACCGGGTCATCAAGTTCCTACACAACCGGTGTTGTCAGTAATCATGGCACGGTTGCATCTGGTAATGCAGGTTCCAAAGTAACATTCTCTGTTCCATTGAATGCTCCGTCGTCGATTTATTACTACTGCACGGTTCACGGAGCTGGAATGGGAAGCACGGGTACAGCGTCGTCTATTTCCTCAGCGGCTGAACTCATCGTATCGGGGAGTGTTACTGCTTTAAACATTGAGGCTACTGGAAAATTAAGAACCCCGGTATTTACGAGTGACCCCGCGACTGCAACCTCTCACGTAGGGGATATTTATTTCAATAGTGCATTTGGTGTTATTCGCTATTATAATGGTAGTAGTTGGAATTCTGTATCAAACGCATCACCTGTAACTACCGGAGGTACGGTGGTAATATCCAGTCAGTTAATAAATACATCTTTGACATATAATTTGGGCATTGATTTTGAAGATGACCAGGACTCTGACACCCAGCTTACGTATACGTTGTCGAGTGGTACCTTGCCAACGGGCAGTTCATTACCGAGCGCTGGCGCATCAACCATGTCCGGTACATTGACTACCGCGGGAACGTTCAATTTCGCGGTACAGGCAACCGACACCGAGTCTCAAACTATTATCCAAAGTTACCAGTTGGTAGTAACCCAACCAGCAGTCGGACAGCAAACTTTTAGCACCGCCGGTACCTCTACTTGGGTAGCCCCCTCTGGTGTTACCAGTGTTTCCGTGGTATGTGTAGGTGGTGGTGGTGCTGGGGGGTATATGCGAGGTTCCGGTGGTGCCGGTGGTGGACTCGCATATAAAAACAATATAACCGTCGTCCCGGGAAATTCGTATACTGTTACAGTGGGGCGTGGTGGCTATAGACTATATGGACAGGGGTCCTCAGCGAACTACGTTGCTGGATCACGCACGACTTCTAACGGTGTCACTTCTAGTTTTTCTGTTTCAGGTATAACAGTATCAGCAACCGGGGGGCAACATGGATGCGGGCCAATAAATATCACCGTCGCAGGACAACCTGTAGGTGGGGGTCCGAGTGGTACATACGACGGTGGAGGGACTGGTGGAACATCTGAAGGTAGTTATTCTTATAACTCTAGTTCAACAGATGAACTGTCATCAGGGGGGGGAGGAGCGGGTGGGTACGACGGTGCGGGTGGTAAGGGGGCTGGTAGTTTAGATACAAACAGTGCTTATTGGGTAAGCGCTACCGCTGGAGCATCTAGTGGTGGTGGTGGTGGTGGTGGTGGAGTACGGCTATCGAGAACGCTTGATGCTTCAACTTATGCCGGTGCCGGTGGTGGTGGGGTCGGTCTTTCCGGTAGAGGAACAAGTGGCAGCGCCGGTACGAACTACGCGTACACCTCTTATAATACTGTGGCAAATGTAAATAATGGGGGAGGGGGTGGTTCGGGTGGGGCTAGGGGTGACGTGTCAACTGTGTACAGGGAGGGGGGGGGCGGAGGCCTTTATGGTGGTGGTGGCGGTCCAGGTGTTGGTAAATACCAAAATACATCTACATACCCTTATTCAGGTGTTGGTGGGGCCGGGGGGGTTCGTATTATCTGGGGTACGGGTCGTTCGTTTCCTGTGAATGCAGCATAGGTATTTAAAAATATAATGTACTCTATTACCAAAGTATAATGGAACCCGGGTATATTATCAAAAGTGTTGATGGAAAACCAGAGGGGTATCCCATGCAGGCAAGTAACGCTCTCGAGTGTGGTCTTATCCACAAACCCCCAAACTCTGCGTATATCACACCCTCCATGTTAGAAGGTACCGGGTACGCTCTTTACATACACGCCGACCCCCCCCAAACCATAAACAGTCTCAAAACGTACATAGAAGACCCTCTCACGTTTGACGAAATACGGGGTTGTTACGTACAAACATTTACGTTGGTGGACCGGGTCTTTACCTCTGAGGCTGAGAAACAAGAAGTCGTAGATGCGGGTATCAGTATTCTTAAATCTGAAATACGGGTCGAACGTGACACTTTATTGCAGCGTACCGATTTTACACAAATAGGGGATGTTCCATTCGATAAATCGCAGTGGTCCACGTATCGCCAGGCTCTAAGGGATATAACGTCTCAAGAAGGGTTTGCTACTGGTTCAGTCACGTGGCCCAAACCCCCGTTTAGTCTTGATCCAAGTCGCGATTTAGATCTATAAATACTTAAAGAGTGTCGAAGTTATAGATACATGGATAATCTTATTCAAATCATTCCAGTTCTAGATGAAGATGAAGTAAATGCTTTGAATACGTATACAGACGAAAAACTCTCCTTTATACCAAGTACAACATTTAACGGCGAAAAAACACAAATAAATACAGGTAGAACGAGTACTGAATGTACTCTACCTGAAAACGAAGATATTACCAAAATGGTACATGGAAAAATAAATGCAGCTCTCGACGAATATAAAAGAAAAATACTCCAAATACATTCAGGTTACAATAAACACCCATTACCTGGAGCCAATGACACGACATCATGGCGAGAAGATATACGTATAATTCAATACACGAAGGGGCAGCATTATGGATTTCATCACGATCAGGGGGTTGTACAGGTGAGACGCGAGTATCACAGACAAATATCAGTTATTTTGTATTTAACAGATGATTTTGAAGGTGGTGGAACGGCGTTTACCCATAAAACATTTAAACCGAAAAAAGGAGATGCGATCATATTCCCATCGAACTGGTGCTATCTTCACCAGGGAAATCCGGTAACCAACGGTACGAAACGTGTAGCGGTTACCTGGTATTACGTAGATTCGAAACGCTAAAATGTAACACGTGATGTTTTGTCACGCGGTACATTCATAATACTTACTTCTTAACAGAGTCCATCGCGGCAAGCGCGAGAACTCCAACGATGAAAAACATGACAACGTAATTGCATTCCGTGGTTTCATCGATGGTGGGCTGAGCCTTTACAACTTCGTTCTTTTGCACTTTTTCAAATTTTTCATCCACGACTTCCCGCTTTCGGAAATTCGCAGGGATTTCGAGCGGGTCGTCGAAATCTATAGGAGCATACCCTATCATTTATACTATGTTCACAAATTAATTTCAACCTTCTTCTTACGTCCACGCTTCGCCTTCGCCGCTGACATTTTAACCTCCTTCACTTCATCATCACCTTCATCTACAGCACCATTCTCTGAGACAATGTCGGATATATCATCACCGTCATCGGGAACATCGGGTGTGTACTCGACGGATCTCTGCATGGGTGTCGTGTTCATGGGAGGTGTCGGGGGCATCATGATACCACCCATCAAGCTTGAAATGTCGAGACCGGGTCCCTTCATTTCGTATTGTTCGCCGTTCGATGCCGGCGCTGAACTCTTGTTATTACTTGACATGGTATTTTGAACCGCACTCATCATACTGTTCACCAAATCAGGGTTCTGTTTCATAACATCATTCATGTTTGGCATGACCTGCTTGAACATGCTGTTTGTGAGATGAAACATCATAGCACTTCCACCAAGCATCATAATAAGCTTGACTTCGGGGGCAATATTCATCTTCGTGCGGTACTTCACAAAAAGTTCTTCAAACACTTCATCATAATCGTCCTGTGTCTCCATTACATTTTCAGACCAACCCTCAAGTTGGATCTCAAACGGGTTATACCGTTTGTTTAAGAATTCCAAACCCGTCACACACGCGATCAACATACGTCGTGAGAATTTAACAGATTTATCAACCTCGATACTGTATGTAATACGCTTCACTTCCGTCCGGAGTTCATCTACAGGGGAATACGCATTTAATCGTTTGTTTACGTTAAATCCTCGCTTTTCAAGGCGTCCAAGTTTATTCACCAAATCCGACTTTTCCTCATCAATCGTCTTATACCCGGGTGACGGTACATCTTCAGGTGGTTCCATAGAACCATACTCCATGCTAGGTCCGTTATCATATGGCGTATCGTCTACATACTCCCCGTGGTCGACGGGTTCTTCCATTCGGGGAGGGGCTGGAGCGTTTTGCTTTACCGGGTTTGCAAATGCATCCACATCTTCCTGCATCCCCATAGACGGTGGGTAGCGTTCTCTAGACCCATACCCTTGCATTCTCTGTACAGCAGGGGGTGCAGATGTTCGAGGCCTTGTAAAATCCAATTGTATCTCATCCATCATGGCTTGTTCGTTATCGTTCAGCTTCATGACAAAAGTATCTCCCCTGTCCAGAATAATTTCACCGTCCATTACTCTGTATAATGAAACTAATCTTTTCTCTTTAACGCACTTTATAAAAAAATATCAGTACATAGTATATGAAACTCGACAAAACCAATAGGTCGACACTGAAAGCAATCGCCATCACGATTATCTTGATACTCATCATCGCCGTGTTGTTTAAGGATAGAAGGAGTATGTACCAGCCCAGGTCTATAAATATTCAACCCGTGACAGAAGAACCATTCAACGGTCTTAAGAGCAGCCCCGACTGCCTGAATGACAGCGTGTACTCAACCAGTATGGGGGGTGTGTGCGGTGGTCAAAAACTTGTCCGCGACCACGCGAACTACAAAATTGTAGATTAAATATACATTCAACCCGTTTTTCACTTTCCATTTAAATTTATACCGAATTTTTAAGTGGATAATTTCTGTGTGTATTATAAATGGCACTCATTACAGCGCCTCAGCCGACTATCCCCGATTTCGAACACGAATACCACACGGTTATCGTTGATACGACAGATCAGGCGGGTGCCCAGATGACAAAAGGGATTACCGTTTTTTTACCTACACCCCTCGAAAATGTCGTACAGGTTCAACTAACGGCCGCCCGCTTCACTGGCATTACCAACACTACGAATATTATCCACGTTTCGATTGACGAATTGAAAAATACGTTTTTCCAACGCGCGAAGAAAGACTTAGATGGAGCTGATAATCACATAAATGGGTCTTTCGGTTCGATCGTCACGGCGGGTGCAACAAGTGTGACATTCAAAAATGAATATCCCATTACCCAGCAATATATCACACCTATCCGTAAACTCGATCGATTGAATCTAAAATTATATAAACAGGATGGTGATGAGGTCGCAGATGCCACGAACGCGTTCATGGTGTTTAAATTCACATGTAAGAAAAGAAACTTGATGTGATCGTTTCAGGGCGTTACGTATATGTAATTTAAAAAATACCATTAATATAATAAGTATGTCATCCGGGATCGTACAGCTCATAGCGGTTGGGGCTCAAGATGAACATATTATCGGAGATCCCGAAATTTCGTTTTTCACGTCGACATTTAAGCGACACTCTAACTTTTCACAGTCTCTAGAGAAACAAACAATACAAGGGGCTGTGAAAAATAATTCCATGTCATCGATCCGATTAGAACGAAACGGTGATTTACTGGGGTATACGTACTTTACAATAGATAATAACACAAACTCTGTCGATATTCAGGATTGGGGTAGAATAATCGATAAAGTAGAGCTTATCATTGGCGGTCAAGTTATCGATGTTCAGGATCATGATTTCACGGAGAAGATTGCCATCGATACGTATGCACAGAACGTTACTAAAAGTTCGAACGGTACACACCCGGGTGCGAGCGCCCGGTCATATTTTTACCCGCTTCGCTTCTTCTTTTGTGAGGGTCCTCAATCTGCTATTCCGCTGGTAGCTTTACAGTATCATACAGTCGATTTACGAATCTATTGGGGTCCGGAAGCGAGCGACTATAATGTCGAAGCGTACGCAAACTATTATTATTTGGATAACGAAGAACGGGGAATGATGACTTCACGTAAACACGATATTCTTATTACGCAGGTACAGAAAAACACACCGTCGGGTGAAAACATTCAAGAACTCACGTTTAATCATCCGGTCAAGTATATCGCATGTTCCAACACGAATTCCGAAAGTACACTAACTTCAATCGATAACAAAATTAAGATGAGTATTAACGGAACTGATATAGGGGCGTATAAATTTGCTAAACCGCATTACGTTGATATCGCGAGTTACTATCACACAAACTTTGTCACGTCTCCAGATTTCTTCCTTCACTGTTTCTGTCTGAACACGAGTTCACTTCAACCATCTGGATCGTTGAATTTCAGTCGATTAGATTCGGTTAAAATACACAGCGAAACGAAAACAATGATCGACCCGATTTATGCAGTAAACTATAACATTCTCAGAGTGAATAATGGTATGGCGGGGCTCATGTATGCAAATTAAAATGCGATACTATATTAAATGCCGAAGAACTTGAGTACTATCGGTGGTGCTACGAAACTTCGTTTCGGTAAAAACTGTCGAGAAGACCAGGCGGAAAACTCGATCGTATTCAATGCGAGTGAAGAAAAGATTGACGCAACAGGTGCGAGTGGCTTATACATCACGCCACTCGAATTAGCATCTGTTTTTACAGGTGTAGGTTCGGAGGACACGACCAATACATTCGTCGCGTATAATCAAAGTACACATCAACTTTTTAGGACACAGGTCCCTTTATCTATTT